CCATCCTCAGAAGATGTCAATCAAATTTCGACATCTTCTCCCAAGCCATTGGAACGTTCGGAATCGAAGAATTCTTATCCTCGATCCGAGCCCATTCTAATGGCATAGGCTTTAGGCATGGGCCTGGAGCTGTTTCGGATCTAACACATAAGGAGTTTAAATATGACTTCCCTACATGGTCCGAAAAGCTCGGAGGGACCTTTGATTATCGATCTTATGGAAGCCTGTCTGGTTTCCGAACTGTATTGCAGGGAACTTGTTCCTTACAACATAGTTTCGGATTCGAGATGGGCAACCCGGAGCTTTTGGGCTCTGAATCGTCCTCAAAGGACCGCAGTGCTGACCTGGTATCTTCTGTTCCGAACTTTGGAACAGTTGACCATCGAGAGGTTCAAAAAGACCCCCCGGTGGACGAGCAGGCAGAGGACCTTGATCCAATGGATCGAGCCTCGGCTTACTCCTGCCATCCTAGCACACATGAGCCACCTTCGAGACTCCTCGCAGTTCCAAAAACTGCTAAGGGGCCTCGACTGATAGCTGCCGAACCGACTGCTAATCAATATTGTCAGCAGTTTATTAAGCGCTATCTGGAAGAGAGATTAATTGGCCTGTTTGGGACGAATTTTGTCTCATTCAGAAACCAAGATCTTTCTCAGGAGCTCGTCTCCAAGGCTTCCCTAGATCGTTCCTTAGCTACTGTGGATTTATCCTCAGCTAGCGACAGGTTGACGTGTTGGGTAGTAGAGCGCGCTTTCAGGGCTAATAAGCCCCTATTGCGAGCTCTACACGCTACCCGTACACGCTGGACTAAGGATTGTGTCGATAAAACACAACCCCCGAACTATTTCGTTTCGAAAAAGTTCGCCAGTCAGGGTACAGCTGTCACGTTTCCTGTGCAGTCGATCATCTTCTTGATTATCGCTCTTACCGCTTGCGGTTTTAGGGCGAAACGTCCAGAAGACTTCTTCTGCACGAGAGGGTTTTACAGTCCTCTCGTACGGTTTCGTGAACAAGTCCGAGTCTATGGGGATGATATTATCATTCCCAGACACGGGTACGAATCACTATGCAGGTTACTCCATCTTTTGGGCCTCAAAGTGAACCAAGACAAAAGTTTTGTCGAGGGTAACTTCAGGGAATCCTGTGGGATGGATGCCTTCAAGGGTGTCAATGTGACGCCAGTGAAGACGAAATGCATAGTAGCAACCGGACCGCAGTCAAGACAGTCTCTTATAAGCTACGCCAACAACCTGCATAAAGCGGGTCTATGGTACGCGGCGGAGGCTGTCGAATCGATGCTGCCGGGGTGGGTTATTGCTAACCTCCCGGCAGTCAGACTTGACTGCGATGGTGCAGGTAGGATCC